CAGGCTAGAGAAAACCTCGGCCTAAATAAAATTAACGCCCCAGTTGATACGACAGTTAAGATGGGAACGTTAAAAGCCAGCGATGGACGTGTTTTCCAGAATTCACTATCTGGTAGAGCACAACTAGAAAGATATGAAAAACGATTAAAGGAGAATGCAAATGGCTAAAAAAGTAAGCAAGATCTTTAAAGCAGATCTAAAGAAGAACGATGTAAAAGGCGGAGCATGGATGGCAACCATCACCGTTAATGATGAGGGCATCGATACTGTTGATGTACTTCTAACATCAGCATGGGCTAACGCATCAGCAGGTAAGCGTTGGATCAAAGAGCAAGTGCAAGCACTTACACCACGCAAGAGCGTGAAGATGGTTGCATCAGATGCAAAGGATGCTAAGGGAAAGCCAACATCTTTCTCAGGCTCAGTTAACTTTAAGGCTTAGTAAGTTACTTGAGGGTAATGTGGGGAAACAAAGTGACAATGTTTAATACTGATGAAGATAGTATTTAGAGAGGGTATTGAAAACTTAGCGCAGGTATGTCCAGCACCAACTCCGTCTAAATTTTCAATACCCAATTGGTATAAGGCAATACCTAAATCAAAAGACTTGGTTAACAACTCTAATAACTTAAAGTTTTGCATGCCATTCTTAGACACACTCTCTTCTGGTTATATTCAAACAACTTGGTCGGACATTATTGTGAAAAAAGATAATGACCAAGTAATGGTAGGAAGTAATACAAACTTACCTATGTTTAACAAACGTAGTTTACCCAGCCTAGAGGTTTCAAAAGATTACCTAAATGAAGAGTTTATTTGGAAACGCTACTGGATACCTGTATTACCCGATGGTTATAGCCTTCTACTTACGCACCCATACAACAGATTAGATTTACCTTTTACTACTGTGTCAGGAATTGTAGACGCAGATAAATTTCAATATATGCAAATTGGTAATGTTCCCTTTTATTTTAAAAAAGATTTTGAAGGCGTAATACCTGCGGGTACTCCCATGTATCAACTCATACCATTTAAACGAGATGATTGGGAAATGGAAATAGAGGTATTTGATGCAGAATTTCAAAAGACAAACAACGATATGTTAGACTCGTTAGGTAAACACGTTTATAGAGATAACTTTTGGACTAAGAAAGGGTACAAGTGATATTACAAATAATAGGATTACCTGGATCAGGAAAATCTACTCTTGCTACAAAACTCTTAGAGCATATGGATGCTATCCATTTAAACGCTGATGAGGTACGTGCAGATTTAAATAAAGATCTTGGATTCACACCTTCTGATCGAATTGAACAGGCAAGAAGAATGGGTGCTCTTTCACGGTTACTTTCTAAACAAAAAAAGATTGTTATTGCAGACTTTGTTTGTCCAACAACTGAAACTAGAGAAGCATTTGGTAAACCAGATTACTTAATTTGGATGAATCGAATAGATGAAAGTAGATTCCCTGACACAAACGCTATGTGGGAAAATCCAACTGAGTATGCAGTAAGGATAGGAAACGACTGCACAGTTGAAGAAGAGGTTCAAATAGTTTTAGATGCAACAGGCATACATGATTGGAAAAAACCTACAACATTGATGTTAGGTAGATACCAACCATGGCATGAAGGACATCACGCCCTTTATTTTGAAGCCAAAAAACGCACAGAGCAGGTAGTGCTTGGTGTTAGAAATACTCACGGAACTAGTCCTAAAGACCCGTTGAAATTTTCAGAGGTAAAGAAATACATAGATGCTGACCCAGCAATGCAAGGCGCTATGGTAGTTAAGATGCCTAATATTACTAACATTGTATACGGGCGAGATGTTGGCTATAAGATTGAGCAAGTAAAGTTAGGAGATGAAATTGAGGCTATCAGTGCTACTCAAAAACGTAAAGAAATGGGTATTTAAAATATTAGGATTGTTTAAAGGACCAGACAATATGGAGTGGCCAGCATGAGAGTTACTAAACAGAGATCATTTGTAAAGTCTTGGACTTATCGTTTTTTTGGCACCCTTACTTCTTTTCTTGTTGTATATGCAATAACTGGTAAAGGAAGTTTGGCAACACTAATTGCATTTTGGGAAACAATTGTAAAAGTAGGAGTTTATTACTGGCATGAACGGATTTGGGACAGGATTAGTTGGGGTAGAAAGTAATGTATGACATCAATCAGTTATCAGCATTAAAGAAACACTGGTTACTTCGTAACTCCAATATCCCACGTCGCTTCCTCGGCCTAGAGCCACAAGACCTTGTGGACAGGGCTGGTTCTTTTCCTGATGAGGTGGCTACGTGGCTAGATGACTGCATGGGCGGTCAGGTCATAAAGCAAATTGGCAACATCGGTATTAACGGTGTTGGCCTCCTATTTGATGGCGGACCTGGAATTGGGAAGACCACACATGCCGTAGTTGCTGCTATGGAGTTTATTCGTAGGCTTCCTGATAATGATGCTGATGCTGCAAAGATTTTGGGAATGAGCGCTTCTGATTTTGGTCTTGGTGCTCGTCCAATTTATTACATGACATACCCAGAGTTCTTATCAAAGAAAAAATCTACCTTCGACGCAGATATGGATGACAAGAAGCAAGCCGTATATGAGATCGATGGTTTACATGGCCGTTCAAAATTTGACTGGCTAAACGTTCGTATTCTTGTAATTGATGATCTAGGAAAAGAGTATGGTTCAAAGTACGATGACACATCGTTCGATGAGATACTACGACTTAGATACGACAAGGCTCTGCCAACAATTGTGACAACAAATGTTAGGTTAGAGAATTGGGAAGCAGAGTACAAGGAAGCGATGGCAAGTTTTGCCCACGAAGCCTTTGTTAGAGTTCCAATTGTTGGAGCAGATTTACGAGCAGCACAATGAAAGGTATGAGCATGGAAAGTCCTTGGCGGACAATTCAGTTATTTATCTCTTCGCAGGCTGCTGGCATTTTTGAAGTTGAAGTCGATACTGATACAAAAAGAGTTCGATGCAACTGTCCTGTGTGGAAGAAAACTTTAAATTGCAAACACGTTAACTTTGTTAATAACAAAATGCGTATGAACAATGGTCACTACTCTATTTTAGTTCCAAGTGAAATTCCCGAAGACTTAGCCGCCGAAGCAAGTGGCGATCCAAAGAAGTTTCGTGACTTCGTAGTTAAACACGCTAAGATAGAAGTACTATGAAAAATGGAGACATTTCAAACGTCTCCTCTCCGCAAGTAATCTGTGTAACAGATGTAGTTATTGGTTTAGTTGAGGGAGAGACTAAACGTTTGCTGTCTAAAAAGACAGAGTACAAAGTTGGGGACATCAACTTGCAAAGTACAAACAAACTTTGGATCATGGCTAACAACTACGGCATCTCACTCGAGTTGGCTGGATTTGAAGATCAGGGTTGGACAGAAGAGTTACTAGAAAAATCGTTTGAAAAATTAGAGAGACGTGTCGTTAACCCGTTTAACTATTGGCAGTTATACGAGAACGTTGAGGAGTTAGTTGGGTTACTTCCATACCGTGCTAATCTACGGGGCGTGATTGACGTTCCTGGTCGAGTTGCAAGATATGGTTCAGCAGGAGTAGAAATAGACAATCTGTAAGAGGGGGCAATGTGGCGGCGGACAACGAACATCGTTTAGTCAGCAAAGTAATACGTGACAGGGACATTATCCCTGCGCTTCAACTTGGCGTAAATGATTCTTGGTTTTTAGATGATGACAATAAAAAGGTTTGGGCTTTTGTAAGAAAGCATTACGGTGAATATAACGAAGTTCCAACTGCCGTAACAGTTAAAGATCACTATCCAAATTACAAAGTGCTGGATGTTCAAGACAGCATTGATTACTTGCTTGACACAATGGTTGACTTCCGTCGTCGTCTACTTACTCGTCAAGGATTAGAAACAGCAGTTGAACAATTACAAGAAAACAATCACGATGCTGCACTCATTGCAATGGAAGCCACAATTGCAAAAGTCAATGAACAAGGTGTTGCTGGTACTCACGAGATTGATTTAACTAAGAACACAGAGCAACGCTACAAGGATTACCAAGCCCTACAAAACCAAGAGTTCTTAGGAATACCTACTGGCTTTACAAAAATTGATGAAGCAACTGCTGGATTACAGGGCGGACAGTTAATAACAATTATTGCTCCTCCTAAAACAGGTAAGTCTCAGATTGCTTTGAAGATGGCAATCAATGTTCATCAACAAGGTTTTTCTCCAATGTTTCAATCTTTTGAAATGAACAACCACGAACAACAACAACGTCACGATGCTATGAGAGCCAACATATCTCACGGTCGTTTACGTCGTGGAAAGTTATTACCAGCAGAAGAAAATCGTTACATAGATATTTTGAATGATATGGAAAAAGAACAATCTTTCCATTTAGTAGATGCTGTACATGGAATCACCGTTTCTGCTTTATCAGCCAAAATTGAACAGACAAAACCAGACATAGTATTTGTTGACGGTGTTTATTTGATGCTTGATGAAGTTACTGGAGAAATGAATACTCCGCAATCAATTACTAATATTACTCGTGCCCTTAAACGTTTAGCCCAAAAGATAAATAAACCAGTAATCATTACTACACAAACTCTGTTGTGGAAAATGAGAGCAGGAAAAGTCACCGCAGATTCAATTGGTTATTCATCATCATTCTTCCAAGACTCCGATGTAATTCTTGGTTTAGAACCAGTAGAAGAAGACGAGGACATTCGTTTATTAAAGATTGTTGCAAGCCGTAACTGTGGTCCTAGTGAAACAGCGTTAACTTGGCGTTGGGAAACTGGTTGCTTCCACGATGAAGA